TCGGCCTCCTTGGCGCTGCGGACGAACTCGTTGGAGAAGCCGCCACCGAGCGCCTGTGCCTGCTCGCGGGCTTCCTCGAAGGCTTTGCCGCCCTCCTTGAGCAGCGGGATGAGCTCGGCGCCGCCCCTGCCGAGCAGCTTCATGGCCACTTGCGTCTGCCGCGCCGGGTCGTCGATGCTGGCGATGGCATCCGCCAGGTCCTGCATGACGTCGCCCGCCGGGCGCGCCTTGCCGCTCGAGTCCTTGATGCTCACGCCGAGCTGCTGGAAAGCCTGGGCGCTCTCACCGCCCTTGCTTGAGGCGTCCGCCATGTTGCGGTTGAGGAAGCGCAGCGCCGTGGCCAGCCCCTCGTTGCTCACCCCGGCCTGCCCCGCAGCCAGCTGCATGGCCTGCAGCTCGTCGGTGGTGGTGCCGATGCGCGTGGCGGTGTCCTTGAGCTGCGCCGCGGCCTCGACCTGGCTCTCGACGAACTCCTTGACCTTCTCGAACGCGAACGCCGTGGCGACGGCCTCGCCCACCTCTTTGAGCTTGGCGGCGAAGCCTTCGACCTTCTCGTGAGCGTGCTCGAGTTCCTTCGTGTCGGCTTCCACGAAGAACTTGGCAAACAGCTCCCGCAATGCGCTCATGGCCGCTGCCTCGCTGCCTTGAGCCCTTGCGCCTCGGCCCACTCAAGGGCGTCCAGTACATCGTGCGCCATGTCCACGTCGTCGCAGCTCCAGTCCCGCTCAAGCTCGGCGAGTGAGCCCACCTTCAGGCGGGGGCTGGTGAGGAGTCGCCAATGCCGCCAGTCGCACCCGGCGGGGAGCTCGACTCGTACGAAGCCGTCGCCCCCGCCGGCGCGGCTTGGGGGCTTTTTCCTAAAAAATGGTCCCCGAAGTTCACCTCCAGCACCCACGCCACCCACTCGGGCCACGCACTGAGCATCTTGCCGGCGAACTGCTCGTCGTACTGGCCCTCGAGGGGGAACCAGTTGGCGCGCTTGCGGCCCGTCTTGGGGTCCGGCGCGCCCGCCTCGTCCACCACGAGCACCTGCGTGGCCGCGGTGGCCTGGGCAATGGCCCACGTGAGGTCGTCCTTGGTCACCATGGTGAGCAGCTGGCGCACGGTGGCCACGTCGAGCGTCTTGCTGAAGGCCAGCGAGATGGCTGGCAGGGCCCGCAGCAGTAGCTCTTGAGCCGTCAGCGTGCCGAACTGCGTGCAGCGGTACCGGCAGCCGTCGATGGTCTTCTCAACCGTTTTGCGCATGGCAGGGGCGAAGGTAGCGGCTGGGTTAGCCGCCTCGCTGGCCCGTCACGCTGGCCGAGCGCGAACGTCTCTCCCGTGTCGACGCGCCGGTACCTGTACGGCTCGGCATCGCCAGCTGGCTCACACCAGAAGCAAACGACAGCCTCGCTCACCCGTACCGCCCGCCGCTGCTGTCCGCCGTGCCAGGCACCGGGTGGGCCCCGCTGTCCTCGTCGTCGCGCGCGCTGTCGGCCTGGGCCTCGCGCACCTTGGCGGCGCCGCACGCAGCGCAGGCGCCACTGCTCGCAGCCTCCTGCCGGTACGACCGGCCGGGCGTTACCAGCTGCCCGCAGGTGCTGCAGCGGCGGCGCGCGGCTGGCTCACCCACCGCTCGCCTCGCATGAGTGCGGCTCCGCGGCCTGCACTGGCCGCTTGCACTTGGGGCACCGCCCATGGGGCGCGCTCGCCGCCTCACGCTCGCGAGCCGAGCTCGTGCGCGCAATGGCCTCGGCCGCCGCGAGCCACCCCCGCCGCTCGGCCTCATGCATGGCGCCCCACTCAGGGTACGGCGGTGGCTTGCCTACGATTGCCGACTGGCCAGTGTCTGCCCACTCGTTGCGCGCAAACGACTCGCGGTAGGCCTCGTAACCTACGTGCGCGAGCAGTTCGCTGGCCGGCTTCGCCATGGTGCTGGGTGGGCGTTCTGGCCCTATGCTATCACGAGCAAGTCGAACAGGCCTTGCAGCGTCCAGGTGCGCTTCGTGGCCGTGCGGTCCAGCGTGGGCTCCGCAGGCTTCATGATCCACATGCGGCTGCACACAATGTTGGTGATGCCCTGCAGGTCCTCGAGCACGAAGCTGCCGATGCCGGCGCCGTTGGGCTGCGCCAGGTCCAGGTTGACCAAGCCGCTCAGGAAGCCGTTGGTCGCGCTGCCCTGCAGCAAACTGAGCTCGACCTGGATGGATCGGTTGTTGGTCTTGCTGCGCACGGCAGCGCCGTCGGTGCCGATGACCAGCTTGAAGAAGTCGTCGCCGTACGTGACCTTGAGGAACTCGCCATCGGCGTAGCCGCTCGCGCCTGCCCCATTGGAGACGGGCGCGCTGGCCAGCATGATGCGGTACTGGTCCGCATCCTGTACGCTCAAGTTGAAAACGCCCATGCCTCAGGCTCCTCAGGGGGTCAGCGTGCCGATGACGGTGGTGGTCTCGATGGCGCCTTGCAGGCCGGCGCTGAAGGTGATGCCGGGGACGTTGCGCGTGGCCCGCTGCGCGCTCGTGAGGCTCGCGGCGGTGGGCACGGTGACCTTGATGGGCCGCGCCGCGTCCTGGCCATTGGGCAGGATCAGCCCGTACTGGGGCGTCGAGCCGAGCAGCAGCACGCCGTAGATGGCATCGCCGATGGCGCCGATGCCGAAGTCGGTGAAGGGCAGCTTGGGCAGCCCCGCGATGGCCGCCGCCACGGCCGCCTGGATGCGCGTCTGCAGCCAGTCGATGCCGATGGTGAGGTCGAAGAATCGGCCGCTCGGGGCGGTGCCCGGGAAGAGCCAGTTCTGCCCCGCCACCGTCTTGTAGTAGTTGCCGTTCTTGGCGCCTGGCCCGGGGCTCGCTGCCGTCATCGAGTTGAGCGCCATGGCCTGCGCTTCGGTGAGCGTGGTGTCCGAGTCGGCCGGCACGCCCGGCAGGCTCTTGTACGCCAGCGTGTAGCTGCCCGGGTTCATGGCCAGGGCCTGGCCGCAGATGGCGGACCCCGCGTAGCAGAGTAGCGACTGGTCGTTCTGCTGCCCGAAGTCGCGCACGAAGCTCTCGGCCTGCAGCACCGAGAACACGTCGTTGGTGACGAGCGTCTGCGTGTTGCCCCAGTCCGAGTTGTTCCAGAAGAACACCTTGCCGCCGACGCCGGTGGCCTCGGCCCAGATGGCCGCGGCCTCAACCTCAGCCGCTGAGTTGCTGTCGAGGATGAGCGCGTACCACGCGCCCGGGTTGGCCTTGTTGATGGCCACCAGGTCGGCCGTGATGCCAGGGTCGGCGGTGACGTCCTGCAGCAGGATGTTGCCGAAGCCGTTGGCCACCCAGCCGCTCACGTTGGTGAGCGAGCCGTCGGTGCGCGAGAGCTGCACCGTGCTGGCCTCGCCGTAGTTGGCGGGCAGGCCGGTGGCCAGTATCTGCGGCGTGGCGATGACGCTGGCGGTGCCCACGTGCGTGAGCGCATTGGCGAGCGCCGCCACGGCGGTGGCCGCGGTGCTGCTCGCGCATACCAGCGAGAAGTTCGTGGTGCCTGGGCCGCTCGGCGTCGTGCCCGTGTACGCCTGCGTAAGCACCAGCTGCGTGGCCGAGACGGTGAGCACCGTGTAGTACGTGCCGAGCTGCTGCACGAACTGCACGCTGTCGCCCGGGTACACCACGCCCACCTGCGTGGTGCTCGTGGGGACCGTGGGCGAGCCGTTGACGGGCGACGCCGTGCCGGCGAGCGGCGGCAAGTAGGTGAAGGTCTCGCCGCTGCCGCCGAGCCCCTGGTAGGGGCCCGTGAGGGTGCCCGCGGTGCCGCTCACCGCGCCGCTGAGCGCGTAGTAGACGCCTGGCTGGCCACCGGTGCCCGAGAAGATGAGCAGGCCACCTTTGGCCATCGTCTGCGAGGCGCTGAAGGTGATGCCCGAGCTCGCGCCCGTGGTAGTCACCGTGCCGCCCGAGGCTGCGGTGCCCGGGTTGATAACGTTGAGGTACGTGAGGGCGTGCGCCTTGCCGTCCGAGCCCGTCAGCGTGAGGTTGTACTGGTCGCCAACAGTGCCATCGGCGAAGCTCAGGTTGAGAGTCTGCAGCGGTGGGTTGGCCCTGCGGCCGATGCAGAACTGCGCGGGGGCATTGGGGGCTGCGAGGTACGCTGCGGCCGCGAGGTAGGCCGGCTCGCTGGTCGAGAAGCCGTCCGTGACCATCTGCGCCAGGCCGCCGCTGCTCGAGTAGATGCGGACTCGGTCGGCGTAATGAGAGTGAAATGCGGCGATTAGCCCCACATTGAGCGCCGGCACCGTGGGCGAGCTGGCCGCGCTGATACTGACGGATACCTGGACGAAGTCCGAAAGGCTCATGCGCTCGCCCTCATGTGTACGGGGGCGAAGGTAGTGGGCCCGGTATGGCGCCCTGCGGCCTTGCGCGTGACGTTACTGCTGCGCTATGGTGGTACCTGAGAAGTAAGCGCCCCGCGCCGCGCGAACGGCCGGGGCTTGACCGGGGCGCTTGGAGGGCGCCGCGCGATGGTCGAACAGTACCATAACCCTGGTGTGGATGAGGCACTGCTCGGGCGAGACCTCTTCGGCGAGCCCATACGCCAGGCACCGCAGCCGCCGCTCGCCGAGCGCTTCGGCGTGCCCCCCTTTAGCGTGCTCGACGCCAGGCAGGGCGAGTGGCAGGAGCGCAAGCGGCAGTGGCTCGCGCTGGGCATCCAGAGTGAGCTTGGCCGCGGGGCGCAGGCCCACACTCAGCCCATTGGCGCGGGCGGCGGGGGCATGTGCGATGCGCTGGCACCTCGAGCCGCCCCGGGTGGCAGTGTGGTGCGCCCTGCCAAAGGCCTGCTCAGCCAGGCCACCGAGCGCAAGGGGTACGGTGCCGACTACGACACGAGCAAGGGCGAGAACGCCTGGGGCGGCAGCGGCACCAGCATCTTCGACCCCATGCTCTGCGAGCTCGCGTACCGCTGGTGGTGCCCCAAGGGGGGCGCCATACTCGACCCGTTTGCGGGCGGCAGCGTGCGCGGCATCGTGGCCGGCCTCATGGGCTACGCGTACACCGGCTGCGAGCTCAGTGGCGCGCAGGTGGCGGCCAACGAGGCGCAGCGCGAGGCCATTGCACCCGAGGCGCGCATCTGGTGGCACAAGGGGGACAGCTGCGAGCTGCTGCCGGCGCTCGCCACCATGCTGCCCGAGCACGGGGGGCGGCCCGCTGCCGGGTACGACTTCATGTTCAGCTGCCCGCCCTACTACGACCTCGAGGTGTACAGCGAGCACCCGGCGGACCTCAGCGCCATGGCGTGGCCGGACTTCTGCCGCGCCTACCGCCGCATCATTGAGGCCGCCTGCGCGCTGCTCAAGCCGGACGCCTTCGCATGCTTCGTGGTGGGGGACGTGCGCGACGAGCGCGGCCTGTACCGCGGCTTCCCAAACGTCACCACCAGCGCCTTCGCGAGCGCCGGCCTCAGCCTGTACAACGAGGCCGTGCTCGTCACCAGCGTGGGCAGCCTGCCCATACGCTCGGGCAAGATCTTCGACGCCGGTAGGAAGCTCGGAAAGAGCCACCAAAACGTACTCTGTTATGTGAAGGGCGACCCAAAGCGGGCCGCCCAAGCCTGCATTGGGGGCGCTTAGGCATGGCCGTCACCATTTGCCAGTCAATGCTCACGTACGCCTTCCACATTGCCGCGACGCGAGATGCGCGCGTGCCCAAGCGCTGGGCTGAGCTCGCCACCGGCAAGGGCCCGTATTGGCCAATTGGCGTGCTACCTGGTGAGGGGCGCGAGGTAAAGGCTGCGCTGCTCGCACACCTAGGCCATGGCCGCGTGGCAAGCCCCGAGCACCTGCAGCGGCGCCGCGCGTTTGACATAGTGCAGGCGACGGACGAGGTATGTGCGTTTTTCAGCCAGCGCGCCAAAGCCCTGGCCGTGCTTGGGCTGGCCGGCTATGTGCGCCATACGCGGCCACGCACGCCGCGCAAGCAGACGGCGCGCGAGTGGCTCGCCACCGTGGCACTAGTAGGCGCGGGCCACCCGCGTGGGCTTGGGGACGCTGCGGCCTGGGCACTTGCGGAGGATGCGCGCCTCAACGACCTTGTGCGTACCTCATACGGCCGCGGTGGTGGCGGGTGGGACCTGAGCGAGGCGCTTGGTGGCTTCTGCGCGGCGGACAGGCAGCTGCCACTTGGGTTTGAGGCGCTGCCCACGGCAGTGGTGCGTGGCTGGCTCGTGCACCGCATACGCTGCGGCCGCACTGGTGCCGTATTCACATTCCCGGTATTTGCTGAGTGGTACGAGCGAGACCGCAAGGTACCGCCTGCTGGTGCGCTACGCGCTGCGGTGCCAATACAGAAGCCGAAGGTACGCCTTGGGCCTCGCCCGCGCAGGCTCTTTGAGCCCGAGGCTGTTTGCACTGAGCAGGCCGCGCTGCCTTGGTGAGCACCAAAACATGCCATGCGCTTGGAGGCGCCGCCACATGAGCCATGACAGCTTCTTTACACACGATACAAAAGCCTCGAAAGTACGACTGCAGCGCGAGGTGAGCGGCGGCGTGCGCGAGGTAACCGTGGCCATCGCTGCCGGCTATAGCCGCATGTGCCCTGAGTGCGGCGGCCAGCAGTTACTCGAACTGCGCACTACGTATGGCCCCGGGGACAATGCCATGCACATCTACGACCAGCCCAAGTGTGCGCGCTGCCGGGGCAAGCCCAAGGCAAAATGATACTGCTGAGGACTTGCCTATTGTACCGGGCGAGTACATACTCTGGTGCCATGTTGCGCCGCAGCTCGCTGGCGTCCGAGGCCACGCCGCAGGGGTACCCGTGAGCCCCCTGGCCAAAAGCCACGCAGGCTGCCCCACCTGCGGCCACCCGTGGGATGCGCACGACGGCGGCCCCTGCGCTGCGTGCGACGGCCAGTGCACCGCCACCCCGCCACCGCTGCATGCCGAACCAAAGCGCGCGCAGCGGGCCCCTGGCGAGCCGCCCAAGCCGCTGGACGTGCTGCGTGGGCACATGGCCACCGGCCGGTGGCGCGAGGCCCTCAAGCTAGCCGCCAGCTGGCAGCAGCTCGGCACCGAGGCCAAGGCCATACGGCAGGGGTGGGAGGGCTATGCGCGGCCCGAGTTCCAACGCCAGCTGCGGCGCTCGCCCGAGGCACTCATTGAGGCCGGCAAAGCTGCGCTAGTGCGCCGGTACGGCCGGCCGCAGGTACTGCACAACACCACCGAGCGGCCGATGGCGGTCTGGTACGGCGAGAGCGAGGTGGTGCACGTGCCGCCTGGCGGCGAGATCACGGTATGGCAGTGGCCCGACGGCAAGCTGGGCGCGCCGCCGGCCGAGTAGCCACTCACGGCTCGAGGTTGCCCGGGCCACCGCCAATGGTGGGAGGCGGCACCACGGCAGTCGCAATGACGTCGCCACCGCCCGGGTCATTGGGCGGCGCGCCAAGCACGCAGTTCAGCCGTACATCCAGGCTCGCGCGCAGCACGATGTGCCCCCCTGGCGTGGCCGGCACGATGGGCGGCAGCGCCTGCACCGGCATGAAGTCCCGCAGCCCGATGGTGGGCACCATGAGGGCGCGCGCGGTGGCGGTGCGCAGCCGGAAGCGCACGCGCTCGAGCAGGTCGTACGCCTTGAGCGTGGCATCGAGCGAAAAGGCCTGCATCACGCACGTGAAGGTGCGCTGCCCCACCAAGTACTCGTCGTTGTTGCCGGTGGCCGCGTTGTACTGCACCAGCAGTTCGTCGGTGCCGAGCTCGATGATGCTTTGCACCTGCACCAGCAGCCATGCTGCCTCGGTGCCTGGGCGCTGCCCGAGCAGCGGCCGCGCGCCAGTGTCCTCGCGGCACTGCACGCCGCTCAGCGTGCTGTATAGCGTGAGCAGCTGCGCCATGGGCAGCCGCGGCGAGGGCTGCACCGCGCTTGGGGGCGGCGGCGCTGGCTGCGTCATTGCCGCTGCCCTACGGGCCGCCCACGGCGTACAGGGTCACCACATACGAGTCCGTCTCAGCAAACACCAGCGTGGTGCCGGCCCCGAGCTCGTTGGCCTGGCCGCTAAGCACCGGCCTGTTGAGCGCGTATGCGGCGCCGGCGGGGATGGCAATGGCCGGCCCTGCCACGGGGCTCGTAACGTTGGGCCCCGAGGGCGTCATGGTGAGCGTGGCGCCGCTGCCCGTGGCGTGCGCCGTGAGGCTCGTAACGTATGTGCCAGCCGGTACCGTGTACGTGCCGGCGGTGCCAGCAGCATACGAGAAGGCGTCCGTGCCCGCGGTGAAGCCTGCAGCGAGCAGTGGGTGGTGGCTTGCCACCTGCCCAGCGTCCCCCGCGAGCGCCATGGCGGCAGGGGTGGGTGGCATGGCGTCGCACGAGGCGCAGGCCATGGCAAGCAGCAAGGCAGCGGTGAGGTACTTGAGCATGGCAGGTGTCCCTTGGTGGTGGCCTAGAGCGAGTACCGCGCGCTGTAGTAGCCGGTGAGGCCGCCCGCCGCGGTGTTGCTGAGGGCCACCGAGTGCATGGCGACCTCGCTGATGTAGCAGTTGGTGAAAGTGCCGGCGCCCCCGCCCAGGTTGAGCCCCGTGGCCTCGGCGGCTACTCCAAGGTTCATCTTGAGCGCGGCGTTGGCTGGCACGCGGCTCGAGGTGCCGTTGACCACCGATGAAGCGAGCATCGGCAGCGTCTGGGTAACGCTGTAGCTGCCACCGACATGGCCCGTGGTGTCGCTGGACCATATGACCTCGCCCGATGTCGTGACGTACGCCAGCAGGTTGTTGCTACCGTCTGCCACGAAGTACGTGGGCCCCGAGGCCGCTATCGGCATCTGCATGACCACCGCCATGCTGTACGGCTGCGCCACACCTGGGAGAGTGGCGTCCGTGAGCACCATGTTGGTGCCGTTGAACAGCAGGCTCGCCTGGCTGCCTGGCCCGGCCACCCAGCCATTGAGCGTGAGCCCCGCCGCAATCCAGCTCGGCTGGTAAGCCTGCGTGGCCTGGGTGAAGACGTAACTGTTGCCCTCGATGCTAGTCCAGTTGAGCACCGAGGGCACCGAGGTCCACTCGTTGTTGAGCGCCATGGTGCCGGCGGCAATGGCCACCGTGATGCCGCTGAACGGCCCGAGGCTGGCAGCACTCACACCCGCATAGACGCTGGCGCCGTTGATGTTGATGTTGACGTGCGAGTTGGTGAGCGTGCCAATGGTAGTGCACGTCATGTCGAACGACTGCACGCTGGCGCTGGGCGTGCCGCTCAGCGTCACCGTCGGGGGCGTGCTCCCCGCTGCCACCACGGCTGCCATCCCACCAAACGCGATGCCCTGGTCAGCCCGCAGCCAAAGGGCGAGCCCGGCGGCCTGCGCGGGACTGGCGTAGGCGCCGCCGAGGGTGGGGGTGAAGCCAGTGTCGGCCGAGCTGCGATGGTCATGAGCCAGCACCGCAAGGCTGGTCGCGAGCAGCATCCATGCGAGTCTCTTCATTGGCGCCTCTTCGAACTGCATTGCGTTTTGGCGTGCACGAGTCCCGTATCGGACTCTTGCGCAATCCAGCCCGCGCTGCCCATGAATCGCTCGGAAAGCTTCGTGCCGCACACCGGGCAAGGTGCGCAATCGCGCTTGCGACTCTGGCCGTTGTCGACCGCGCGAGCGACTTGATTCGTCGGCCTGATGCCTCTGGAGCCTCGCTTCCGCATGTTTATGTCCCCTCAGGTGTCCGGCGACAGACGCTGCATATTGCCGCTGGCATCGATGTAGCCTTGAGCCCTCTTGCCCGATGCGATGATGAAGCCTGACGCTCCCTGGCCTGAGAACGTGAGATTGTGCGCTCCGCTGGTCTTGTTGGCCATGGAGTACTCGAGCCCTGGCAGCGGCTCGTTCGTCATGATGGGGATGATGATGTTGGTATCGCTTGGCAGGACCCCAGTGGCCTCGATGATTCCGTAAAACGCATCAGGAATCGTGAGCTGGATGTTGCCTCCACCGGTGCATGACACCGGCAGCAGGCCGCCTTGAGAACCGTTCGTGATGAGAACGCCGCCCGAAAGCAGCTGTATCGGGTATTGGCACTGGCTGAAATCGCAGTTCGGACCAAGGATGACGGTGGCCCCGCTGAGGATCTGAAGCCCGACACCCGTCGTGCCTCCGCCGGTGACCGTAATGCCATCGAGGTAGGTCGTACCCCCCGCGCATAGAATGCCGACGCTGCTCGTGGTGCCGCTGATATCGATGTATGCGCGATTGACGCGGTGTAGAGTTCCGCCGAGCGCAACAGCGACGATGCTGGTGGCCGCGCCGTAGACGATGTGCAGATCGTTGTACGTGTGCTTGCCAGCCGTCGCGTTGATGCAGTAGCCCGCCGTGATGGTGTCCGCGTTGAGCCCGCTGATGCTGCAGCTCGTGTCCGCCCAGACGCCCGCATCGGGTCCGCAGCCGGTGACATCGAGCCGCGTAAAGCTGGTATCGACGCAGCCCGTCTGAATCCACACTCCGCGTGTGCAGTACGTCGTATCGCATCCAATGAACTTGTTTCGAAGGGTGGGCACTCCGCCAGGTCCGGCCTGGACGAGGATGCCTTGCGCATCGCAGTAATTGGCCTTGAAGGCGGTGACCGTTAGCCCTGTCTGGCCCTGCACGAGCATGCCGAGCGAGCTGCCGATGGCTGCATCGTTGGTCGAGTGGCAATCGATTCCGCCGTAATTGACCCCGGCCGCGTTCAGCGTGATGAAGTTGAAGCCCGTGACTCCGTTGTAGGCCGTGCAGCTTTCGGTGCCGGATTCGAAGGAGTCCGAGCATTCGAAGCCATAGAAGCCAGCGCGGGCAATGCCGCCGCTGATGGTGCTGCGTTCACATCCTTCGAGGTACTGTCCGGTCGCGTTGCCTGACCCGTTCATGTCGGTCGTGCAGCGCTCGAGCGAGATGCCCATGCATCCGTCGAAGCCGATGCCGGCGACCGAGAATATCCCATTGGTGGTAACGACATGAATATCGCGAAACGTCGCGTTCCAGACCCCCGACATGAGCAGCGCGTGGCTGCCCGTGCCGGTGATCTTCATGCCGCTGCCGTCGAGTCCGTTGAAGACGGGAGCCTCCGAAGGCACCATCTCCGTCGCTGAATCGCCGTTTTGCCATTTGATGAAAAACGGCCTATCGACCGCGACGGTGTAATTGCCACCGCCCGCGGAAACGACCGACTTGACGATGTAAAACTGATTCGTGTCGGCTCGCGTGATTCCGAGCGTATTGCCAACGGTTGGCTCCCAGTTCAGCAGGACGGTCTGCGTCGTGGCTGTCCACGAATACGTGGTGTTTAGGACGTAGGTGCCCGACGCAAACAGGATCTCGATGCTGGTGCCGGGGATGAGGTACCGGCCGGAGCTCGGCGTCGCGACGGGCGTCCCGTAGGTCGTGCCGCCGTCGGAAGACAGCGCAAAGAACGACGTCGCGAGTGCGCCTCCCGTCGTGATCTTGACGACCCACGACGCGGGAACGTCTGGGACTCCCGTAAGCGTCACGGCAGGTCCCGATCCCGATTGCGTGACACCGCTCAACGTCGGGTTGACGCCGACGGTCACGTCGGCCGCGAGCGCGCCCGTGAATATGGTGTCGGGCAGGTGCTCAAGCACCCCGAAGTCGGTGAATCCGGCACCGATGCTGCTGTTGAGTATGGTCCCGGGAGTTCCGAAGACGCGCACGCTTGGGAAGTCCGTGGACGTGCCCACGGGCACCGTCTGCGGCGGCAGGACGACACCCTGGCTCGCTTGAATCGCCGCCGTGAACAGGTCCGCAAACGTCGTCGTATTGTCGGCGACAGACGGTCCCATGTTGTAGTCGCGCCCGTCGAGTACGATGGGCCGAGTGGCGCCGATGGAGTGCAGTCGCCACCGCAGCGCGGTGCCGTCGTACATGAACGTTGCGGTGCCGAGCTTGCCCGGCTGCAACACCACCGGCGCACCGTTGCTCTGGGTGTCGATGCGGTAGCCCGCGGTGCTGCCCATGTCCTCGTGCAGGATGCTCATGGGCTGCGTGGTGGTGTTGGCCACCACGAGCAAGAAGCCGGCGGGGACGACGCCCGCCATGGGCCATGTAAAGCCACCTACCGAGAAGGCCCCAGTGGGCCCACCGAGCCGCAGCGTGGCCAGCCCCTGGGTAGCGATGTTCGAATTGGTGCCGTTTACCAGGGTGTTGGTGACCTGCCCGGCCACGCCGGTACCAGGCGGCCCCGCGGGGCCTGCAGCGCCCGCCGGGCCAGATACGCCCTGCGGCCCAATGGGCCCCTGAGGGCCAATGGCCAGCTGCTCGCCCGTGGCACCTCGCGCCACTGCCGGCCCAGGCGTACCCGCCATTACTCGCCCCCTACGCGGTAGGTGATTGCCGCCCTGAGTACCCCGGTGTCGATGAGTGGCGTGCTTGAGCCCTTGGCGGCCACGGTGGCCGGCTCATTGGGCGGGTCAATGCCGGCGCTGATGCGCGCTTGCACTTGGCCCACCATGCGCTGGCCCATGAGCTCGAGCACTTGCGCGCGCGTGCGCTTGCCCTCGGCCACGCTGCGCATGAGCGTGGTGAAGTCACGCCGCAGCCCGGCCTCGGCCTCGTCGAACCATGCCCGGATGAAGGACCGCGAGGGGATGGTGTCGGTACCAAACTCGTTGTACGAGCCCACCTCCACGATGCTCGCCCCGCTGCGGTCGTGCGTGCCGGCGCTCTCGAAGAGCCCCACGTCGACATGCGCGGGCTCGCGCAGCTTGAGCAGCGCCTTCATGCGGGCCCGGTACCCGTGGTCGGTGTCCTTCAGCTCAAAGCTCATGAGGCGCTCCAGCCGCTCGCGGTGTTGCTCACGCCCGTGTACGCGCTCATGAGCTGCCCCGTGGTGCCGTTCACGTTGTTGGCGACCGTGTAGTAAGCCCCAGGCTGCGCCGCGAAGACCAGCACGGTGCCTGCGGGGATGATTTGCGACGTGGAGAAGTTCACGGCGTTGCTGCCGTTGACCAGCGCCACGGTCGAGAACTGCACCTGGAAGTTGATGCCCGGGTTGGGCGGCCCGAGCGTGCCCGGCGTGGCGCCGCCGGCCACCACGGCGCCGCTGCACATGGCGAGCTCGAGGCGCTCGAACTCCTCGAAGTACGCCGTGCTCACCTTGCCGCCGGTGTTGGCCGCCAGCAGCGTGCTGGTGCCCATGGGCGACGTCATGAGCAAGTGCGCTGCGAGGTTGGCCTGCGCCAGGTCGGCCGTTGTTGGGGCCTGCCCGGGCTGCGCAAACGGGCCCCACACGGTGGCGTCCGGCCCGCCCATGCGCGTGGCCGCAAGCGTGAGCTTGCCGGCCACAAGGATGGCGTTCGTCTCTGCGAACTCTGGGAAGAGCTGGACGAAGGTCGACGGCTGCACGGGGCAGCCTCGAAGGTAGCCCTATGGGCTAAACCTTGGCCGCCTGCAGCACCTCGTGCAGCAGCCGCAGGTACTCCTGCGCGTCCGCCCGTGGCTCGCCGAAGCTCTGGAGCTGGCGCGAGAAGCGCACGGCGTCCGCCACGCGTAGCGCCTGGCCGGCGAGGCTCGCGCGGGCCCGGAAGCTCTTGAGCAGCTCGCTCACCTCGCCGGCCTTGAGGGCCTCCACCTTGGCCTTGCCGAGCGTTGCGATGAGGTGGCCCACGTAGAGCGCGGCTGCGCGCTCAGGCAGCGGCTCGGCGGCGAGGCCCTGCAGCTCGGCGAGCAGCCGCGCGCAGTTTTTGGGCATGTTGCTTGGCTGGGCCACGCTGGCCTTGGTGGGCTTGGCGAGCGTGGCGCCACCGCCGAGGGTGGGGGTGGGTGCGGGGTCTTGGGCCATGTGGCGAACTTAGCACGGCCGTTTGGCCATACCGGCGCCGGCGCCGCAGCGCTACAATAAGAGAGGCCCCGCGGTGCGCAAACACCCGGGGCCCGGACCAGCGCCAACAGGAGGTGACGCCGATGAGAACAAGCCTAGCAGAACGTTTCGCCAAGCACGTCAACACCAACGGGCCCGTACCAGAGCATGCCCCCGAACTGTGCGTGCGCGGCTACTTGTGCGCAGCCTGCAGCATTGGGCTAGGCGCGCTCAAGGACAGCGCCCAGCGCTTGCGTGGCTTGCTCGTGTACCTCGAGTCGCCGCCTGCGGCCGGCTAGACTCCGTCCATAAATACGAATCCGAGGGGCCGCACGCTCATGGCCCCCCCTACGCGGGAATAGGTTGGCACTTCCCAAACCAATCCGACGGATTGCGGGGCCAGCTGCACGAACGGCTGCGCGACCATCAGCTGCATCACGTCCGGGTTTTTCTCGTACACGCAGACGCGCGTGTTGAAGTGCGAGCTCGCCGCGGTGGCGATGCTGTTGCCCGAGCCGGTGCTGATGCTGCCGACGTTGAGCAGGATGGGCCAGTAGTCGAACTCCAGGCCCGTGAGCTCCTCGAGCATCGTGAGCATGGTCTTGCTCGTGAAGGCGGGGCTCTGCGGGGCCGTGTCGAGCATCGAGTATAGGTTGGGCGGCAGCAGGCAGTTGGTGGCGTTGTGCCGGCCGAGGGTCTTGCTGAAGATTTGCTGCTTGCAGGCGATGATGTCCGAGGCGATGGCGGCAACAGCACCGACCGCGGGGTACGGCAGGCTCGTGGTGGGGCTCGTGGCAAGCGCCGCGGCAATCTGCGTCGCCCAGTTGCCATTGGCGATGCTCGTCTGCGTGACCTGCGCCACGCCGGGGGCGTTGGTGACGCCGCTCACACCCGTGTTGGCGTAGCCGGTGCACCAAATCTGCTCCTCGAGCGCCTCGATGGCCTCGCGGGTGGCCTTAGCCTTCTCGGCCTCGATGGCAATCTGCGCCTTCGCGGCGCTCGCCTGGTCGATGACGGTGAAGTTGTAGCTCGCGCCCAGGGTGATGATGGGCGCCTGCCACTCCTCGGCACCGATGTCGATGTTTGGCAGGTCCTTGGCGTTGCCGGCGTTGATTACGTTGGCGTTGCCGATGCGCTCAATCATCCGGTAGGTGAAGCTCAGGTCGCCTGGCCCCAGCTCGGTGTTGACGGGGAAGAACTCCATCGCCCGGTATTGCGCGAACTCGGCCGCGTAGACCTTGGCGATGATGTGCTCGAGCTGCCTCGCGAAGGCTGCGGTGAGGCCCGCGTCCTCCTTGAAGCCCCGCATCATGAGCTGCGTGCGCGCGAAGCGCTCGAAGTCCGCCTTGCTGTCGAGCCGCGCGGCGCGCGCCATAGGGTTCACGCCGCCCTCGCCGCCGCGGTAAACCTGGACCTGAGTACCCATGAGCTTGTGTTCTCTCCGTGAGGGGTGAGGCGTGGCCGCCGCGGTGGCGCCTTACAGATTGATTTCGACCGGGTACACCTGGAAGGTGTTGCCGAAGGGGTCGGTGCTCGAGGTGGCGAGCGAGTCCGGGTTCCAGAGCGTGCAGCTGGGGGCCACATCGATCTCGTTGCCCGCCGTGGTCTGCACCGGCAGCAGCGTGAAGACGCCCTGCGCGTTGGCGCCCGTGCTCGAGTGGTGCACGTTGATGCTGCCGTAGATGCTCGCGCTGCCACTCGCGTCCCCGGACACCCAGATGCGGCCACGGCGCATGAAGGGCACGAGCATGCCCTTGAGCCACCCGAGGTTGCTCGAGCCGCTGGTGCTCGCGGGCACGGCGAAGGTGCTGTACTGCTGCTCGACGCCGAGCGGGTCGAACATGCTGATGCCGAGCGACTTGGGCGAGAAGCTCGCGCCCGTCGTGGCGTCCTGCATGGGCTGCGCGAGTCCGCCCGCGGTGAGCTCGCAGTAGACGCCGAACGGGATGTTCACCGCGGCAACGCGGCTCACCACGTCCCGGTTGGACGTCTCGAGGTCGAACGCCATGCCGGGCTGAGCGACGATGGCGTTCTGGCTGTAGCTGAGCTGGGGCATTGTCGTGCGGGTCTCCGGTGGTCCTCGTGCGGCGTGGTGTGGCGCGCGGCCTTAGGCCGCCTTGCCTCGCTTGGCGTCCTTCTTGTTCTTCTTCCAGGCGTCGCGCTTGCGGTTGACCATGTCCTTGCGGGCCTTGTCGGCCGAGCCAGGCGCGTCACCGTCATCGTCGCCCTCGCCGCCCATGCCGGCGCCGTCCTCGTGCTGCTCGGCCGCATGGCTGGCCGCCTGGGCCTCGGCCTGCTGCTTGTCGAGCTCGCGCTTGCGGCCGATGGCCAGCTGGTAGACAGGCAGCAGCGCCGGCCCCTCGAGGTCCTTGCCGTCGTACACGAGCGTGGCGCGCGGCTCGAGGTGCTTGACGATGTCGCGCCGGATATGGTCCGCGCCCTTGTCGCCCGGCTCCCACTTGGCGCCAGCGGGGTCGTCGGCCGTGGCGAACACCATGCGGGCGTCCGCGTGCAGCGCCACCGTTTCGCGGACGGCGTCGCGGAACTTGCGGTCGCTCTTGGCGCGCTCCTCGGCGCTCACGCTGTCCTGCTTGGCGCTCTCGCTCTGCAGTTTGAGCATGTCGTTCTCGGCGCGCAGCTTGGTGAGCTCGCCCGCGTCCTCGCGCTGCTTGGCCTCGAGCTTGTCGGCCCGTGCCCGCTGCTCGGCGAGGTCTGCCTGCAGCTTCTCGAGTGCCTTGCGCTCTTCCTCAGTCATGGTGTGAGCCTCGGTGGTGGCCGTTACCGGTACGGGGCGAACATAGGTGCCCGCCGCGGCGCCCTTTTCGGCGTGGTCTGCAGCCATGCCGTCCTTGGCCAGTGCCTCGTAATCCGCCAGCGGGTGCGCCTTGTGGTCCCACGCGCCGTTCGCGTTCTTGGCGTGCTGCAGGACCTGGTGCGCGTGCATGGCCGCAAAGCGCTTGTGGTGCCGCGTCGATCCGTCGTCCCCCGCACCATCTGCGGCGGCAGCCGCGAGCACGTGGCGGCGCACGGCCCGTGCGTGGTGCTCGCCCGCCGTGCGCTCGTGCACTTGGCTGCGGTGGAAGCCCTCCTCGGCCGTGAGCGAGCCTGGCTTGCCGTGCGCGCCCTGCTCGACGGCGGTGGTGCGTGCGCGCGCCGCATCGTTGCTCGCCTCGGTGGCCGCCTTGCTGTCCTCTTCCGCAGCCGCGGCGAGGCTCGCGTACTCCTTCGCCGTAACGGGCTCGCCGCTCACCGCCGCGCCGCTGTCGAGGTGCATGCGCGCGCCGGCGCCCATGCGGCCCCAGCCCGGCGGCCCGACGGCGACGTGGTTGATGCGGATGTTGCGCTGCACCGCATCGTAGTGCTGCCCCTGGTAGTCCCCCGGCGTGGGGTCGAGGTCGCAGTGGTAGCCGCAGCTGATCTCGCGCAGCGCCCCGGGCTCCTCGGCCCCCTTGAGCGCGCGCTCAATGGTCTTGCCATCCTGCAGGTGCAGCTCGCCGTGCACGTAGCTGCCGTCCCGCCGCACGTCCTTGCCCACCGTGCCCACCGCGTGGTCACGCCAGTTGTCCGGGCCCACCCGCCCAGGGTGGTCGACGGTCACCGGCGCCAGCGGGTATGTGGCGAGGCTGTCCGGGTGGAAGACCTCGTCAGGGTGGCGCAGCTCCATCCGCTGCGAGCCATCCTCGTTGCGGTAGGGGAAGACGCCGGTGCGTGTGAGGCTGGCATCCGCCACGAGGCCGCCCTGGGGTGTGCGCTTGCGCTCGCGCACCTCGCCGCTGCTCAGGTCAAGCCGGTACACGGGCATGGGGTAGTGCGCGCGAAGGTAGCGGCGAGCGCTGCCCGCCACGCCGCCGCGCGGTGGGCCGAGCGTGGGCGCACCGTGGGCGGCTCGGTGGCAAAAGCCCGGTAAAACGTGGCGCAGCTAGCTTCGCCCGCACATGGCGCTACTCGACCCGTACGGCCGGCCTTTTGGCACCGATGTGGAGGTGGACACATGGGCCGAGCGTGGCCGAGGCATCCGGCAGGACGCATGGGTGAACCAGCAAACGGGCCTCGGCGTATGGGGCATCGACAAGAGCAAGGCTGCCCACTACTGGCCCGTCTACCGGGTGCTCGACCAGGAGCTCACGAGCCTCATGAACGGCTCGGACATCGCCTCCAAGATTGTGAGCAAGCGCGTCGACGAGCAGTTCCGCCGCGGCTGGGAGCTCGAGGGCAGCGTCAACGGCACGCCCCTCAAGCAGCAGGAGGTCAAGGACGCCGAGGACTGGGCCACCGAGTACCTCGACCTGCACGAGAACTTCCGCGAGGGCGCGCGGTGGGGGCGCCTGTACGGCGGCGCGCTCAACATCATGGCCATCGACGATGGCGGCGAGCTCACCGAGCCGCTCAACGAAAACAACATCCGCGACTTCTACAGCCTCGCGCTGGTGGACCGGCGGTACAGCTACGTGCAGAGCCAGTACGCCGCCATGGCCGCGAGCCGCCCCGGCTACAAGTACGGCCGGCCCCAAATCTACCTCATCAGCAATGCCATCGCGGGGTATGGCTGGAACGAGCACGGGCCCGTCGAGAAAATCAGCGAGCGTGAGCTACGCCAGCGCGGCGCGCAGGTGAGCCTCGTGCACGAGTCGCGCGTCATCCGGTTTGACGGCAACCCGGCGGATGTGGTGACGCGCCAGCAGCTCGCGGGCTGGTCCTGGTCGGTGCTGCAGCGCGTGTACGACGCCATGCGGCAGTTCGACACGAGCTTCGACTCGGCCATGTACCTGCTGCAGGACGCCAGCCAGGGCGTGTTCAAGCTGCAGGGCCTCATCAAAGCGGTGAGCACTGGCCAGCGCGCGGCGCTGCTTGCCCGCATGCAGATGATGGAGATGACGCGCTCGGTGGTGCGCGGCATTGCCGTCGACGCGGGCGGCCCCGATGGCAAGAACGCCGAGAGCTTCGAGCGCCAGCCCACGCCCTTTTCGGGTATCCCGGAGCTGCTGCAGGTGATGATGCTGCGCCTCAGCGCGGCCGCCGACATGCCTGCTACGGAGCTCTTTGGCAGGGCGCCTCAGGGCATGAACGCCACTGGGGAGAGCGACACGCGCAAGTGGTACGACACCATCGAGAGCCTGCAGAAGAACGAGCTCGGGCCGAAGCTCATACGGGTCATGAAGCTGCTGGGGCTGGCCAAGAAGGGCCCGCTGCGCGGCAAGCTGGTAGACTGGAAAATCCACTTCCGCCCGCTGCAGAGCCCCACCGACGCCGAGCTGGCCACGACGCGCCTAGCCAACGCGCAGCGGGACGTGGCGTACATCGGCGTGGGCGTGGTCAAGCCCGAGGAGGTCGCCGTGGACCTCACCGAGGTGTACCCCAACCTCGACGTAGAGGCGCGCGAGGAGGTGCTCGAGGCGGGCCTCATGTTCGACCCGTACGAGAACGAGCCGCCGCCGCAGAACAGCCCCGCGGTGAACGCCCCAGGGCAGGGCGAGCCGCTCAGCCCCAAGGCGCCCGTGCCGCTCATGGGCACCACGGGCACCAACATCGACCCCGGGGCGCTGCCGCAGCTGGGCAAGAGCACGCCGGCGAGCAGCGGCGAGGCCGGGCGCGAGCCGGGCAAGCCAGAGGTGGCCAAGCAGGCCAAGGCGGACAGCCTCATGGCGGCCGAGGACAGCGCGGCGCTGCTGGTGCTCGACGCGCTTGTGGCCACACGCCAGGACGGCAAGCAGGCGAAGGCTGTATTCCAGCAGCTGCTGGATGACTACCCGGCAAGCCACCTTGGCTGGGTGCTGGCGGCGCATTGGGATGGCCCACTCGAGGTGCCCACCGAAGATATCGACTCGAGCAACCGGGCGCAGTGGCGGGCGAGCCACGACGGCACGAGCGAGAGCTTCAAGCAGAAGGTCGGCCTGGCGCTCAAGGGCGACCCAGAGGGCATCCGCAAGCCTGCGGTCCTCGTCAAAGTGCCGGGCGAGAGCAAGCTCCGCATCGTCGATGGCCACCACCGCTACCTCGCGCACGAGGCGCTGGGGGCGCCGCTGCTCGCGTATGTTGCTGAAGTTCATGTGAAAAACGGTCCGTGGGACGAGCTTCATACCGCCCAGAAAAAGGGCAAGAGCGGGGCGCGCTCGGGCAGCGTGCGGGCACCCTCGTGGGCGGGCGCCAATGCCAAGGCAGACGGGGGGCCACGCAAGTGGACGCTCGCCGAGGCCCGCGCCGCGAGCGAGCACGCACGCGCCACCGGCACCGCCGAGGCGCACACGCAGGCGGCGCAGGCGCACCGGTACCTCGCTGGCCGGCTGCACAACCTCAAGCAGGACGCAGCCGCCGCCAAGCACGAAGACATGGCGGCGGTGCATGAGGCTGCTCTTGCGTAGGCTCGGGCGCTGCCTTGGCCGGCTTGCGCTTGGTGCTCACCATGTGAGCCTCCTGTCGGTGTCTCCACCGTAGTTGCCCATCATGCGCCTTATGTAACGCAAGCGCAAGCTACTTTCTCAGCCGTGTGCACCGTGATCTCGCGCCTTGTGCCATTCAGCGGCTACGCCCTGCGCGGATCGTGCGGCGAGGCGCAGACCGTCGGTGTCAACGAGGTCCTGCGCCCTGAGGCGGTGCCGGCTGGCGCCTGCGCTGACTACAGCGCCCGTGTGCTTGCAGCCTTTGGCCCCGGTGGGCCGCGCACACTCGACAAGCCCATCAGCTGGCCACGCCGCACGGGCGAGTGGCCCGAGGGTTTCGCCGATATCGTTTTCGTTCCTGGCGAAGTCCTCGGCCGCTCGCGGGACCCGTACGGGTACTGAGGCCGTGCTAAGCTGCAGCCATGGCCCACCACAAGCGCGGCAGGCCCAAGAACAGGCGAGCTGGCTGCCTCATGTGCAAGCCGCACAAGGCCAACGGCGCCAAGCACAAGGCCGCGCCCAGGTACGCGGCGCTCGAGTGCGTGCAGGCGCTAGCCGCAGAGGCCAAGCCGGACGGCTACTAGGCCAAAGGCTGCGCTACCTTCGCCCGCAGCATGGCGGCAAACACGCACGCGAGTATTGCCGCTTGGAACGCGGCGCTCAATGCCATCCTGGCAACGCTCAACAGCGGCTTTATTGAGCTGTACACGGGCAGCCAGCCGGCTACGCCGGATGTGGCCGTAAGCTCGCAAACGCTGCTCGCTACGCTGCCGCTGAGCGCCACGGCCTTTGCCAGCGCGAGCGGTGGCACGGCCACGGCCAACGCCATCACAAACGCCAGCGCCGCAGCCACCGGCACCGCCACGTGGTTCCGCGCCTACAAGAGCGACGGCGTGACGGCCGTCATCGACGGCAGCGTGGGTACCAGCGGGTGCGACCTCAACCTCAACGACGTGGCCCTCACCACTGGCGGCACCGTGAGCATCACTTCGTGGACTGTCTCGATGCCGGTGGGCCAGTAGCCACATGGCCGAGACAAGCATCCCCGTACAGCCGGCCGCCGCGCAGGGGGCCATACCGGCCGCGCCGCTGCCGCTCAAGATGGTGCAGCCCTCGGATGCGAGCGGCACCGAGATACAGGCCGTGAGCCTCTTCGATGACCAGGGCCGCGCGGTGTACCCGCTCACGGAGGCCACCGGCCAAAAGATCGTGCAGCTGCTGTCCCAGCTCGTATCGCTGCAGGCGCAGGCTACTGGTGCCCTGCTGCCTAGCGACGATGCCGCCACACTCACCAACCCCACCTAAGCACCCACCGGAGCACATAAGCCATGAGCGGTACAGGTCCCAATAACGACGTCCTCAACTGGGGCAGGACCGGCCGCCTGCTCGCCAGCCTCGCCAAGCTGGCGGATGGCCTGCCAGTAATCGCCCGCGCCTCGCAGTACGGCGAGGCCATAAGCCAGCTGCTCACCAGCAAGCAGCACGTGCTTGCAGACGAGGGCTCGTACTACATCTGCCGCACGCCGACCATCGGCACCGGCATCGCTGGCGTGACCTCTCTTGCTGCGTACACGGCCACCTCACCGGTGCTCATTGTCACCAACAACAACCCGCAAGGCGGCCGCAACATCTGGCTCGACTACACGTGCCTCACGGTAACAGCCACGGCGGCGAGCACTACCTCTCTATTCATGGCCACGGTGCTCGACACCACGGCCCGCTACAGCTCGGCTGGTAGCGGCGGCGCCGGCACCAACCTGAGCACGGCACTTATTGGCCCGTACGCCACCAACGTGGCGAGCCCGCAGGCCTCGAACGCCCTGGTGTATGCAGGCGCCCTCGTGGCCGTGGCTGCGAGCAGCACGGCGCGCATCCTGAGCAACCGCCTGGTGCGGCAGCAGATACCCGTAGTGCTCGACCAGTACATCATCAACTTCGGCACCGACGCCGTGGGCGGCCCGCTACCGCCGCAGGCGCTCAGCGCCGCGGTGCCCGCGGTGAGCAGCGTGGCACACGCCCCCGTGTGCGTGCCGCCTGGCGGCAGCTTCCTGCAGTACTACTACGGTGCATCCATGGGTGCTGCGCCGAGCTTCGAGGTCGAGGTCGGGTACGTAGAGCGCTGAGCGCTGCAGGTAAGGGGCACCCGTGTCGCTCCTCCTGCTGCTGCGCCAGCTACGGGCGGCCGCCGCTACCACGGCGGCGCCGCCCGTACCTGGGCGCGGCCCGCGGGATGGGGCGCCCACCGGGCTCGTACTGCGCGGCCCGCGGGATGGGGCGCCCACCGGCCCTGCTGCTGCACCTGCGTGGTTCCCGGCGCCGGGTACCCGCGGGCCCGAGCTGGTGGCGGTGCCTGGGTACCCAGGTGCACGCACCCCACCGGCTGGCGCACCTGTTACCAGTGCCCCACGCGGCCCGCGTGAGGGGCCTGGGCCAGCGCTGCCACCGCCCGCGGTGGCCCGGTACACGCTGCCGCTACTGCTGCAAGTGGCACCGCAAGCCAGCTGGCCGCCGGCACCGCCACCGCGCGCCGCAGTGCCGGACGCGCCTGGCCAAGCACCGGCAGCAGGCACCAGCTACCAGGTGCTGGGTGGGCTCAGGCAGGCGGCCACCGGCGCCGAGGCCTTTACCGGGCTGGCCACGCAGCACCTGGGTGGGCTCGTGCAGGCTGCCGCAGGCGGCGAGCTGTTTGCTGGCAGCGTGGTGCAGCACCTCGCTGGGCTCGTACAAGCCGCCGCGGGTGCCATTGTCTACTCGGGCCCCACCGCGCAGCACCTTGCAGGCCTGCGCCAGGCCGCTACCGGCGCCACGGCCTACATCGGCACGGCCACCCAGGTACTCGGTGGGCTGGTGCAGTCCTCGGTGGGCTACATCTACATCGGCGGCGGCGCCGCGCAGCGCCTGGGTGGCCTCACCCAGGCGGCCCATGGGTACTTGTACATTGGGGGCGCAGCCGGGCAGCAGCTAGCTGGGTTCGTACAGGCAGCCGTGGGCCGTTTTTACGGCGGCCATGGGGGGTATTTTGAGGGCCCTGCAGCCCAGCGCATTGGCCAGCTCAACTCACGCAGCGCCACCGTGTACTGGCCCGCTGGGGCGCCAGCGGGCAGCGACGAACCGTTTACCAACCCAAGCCACGAGCGAGAGCGCGAGCGGCGCCGCAGGCTGGCCAAGGCGGCTACCAAGGCCAGCACGCCGCGTGCGGACGCCAAGCCACGGCGAAAGCCCACGCATGCGCACCCCATGGCTGCGCCCGCAGTTGTACCGCTGCCGCTGGCGCCCCCGCCCAAGCCGGCGCTCACTCACGGGTATGCGCGCCAGGGGCTCGCTGGGCTTGCTCAGGGCGTGGCTGGCCATGCCGTGCCGCCATTGTTTGCGGGGGCCGCGGCAGGCGCCGTCGCAGCCCTCGGGCAGGCTGCGGCAGGCGAGCACGTGCCGCACATTGGGCCTTGCCTGCAGGCACTGGGTGGCCTCGGCCAGCAGGCAGCGGGCACACATGCACTGCAGGCGCTTGTGGCCGAACTACAGCTCAGCATGGCCACAATGCAGGCCGAGCATGAGGCCCTCGCTTTGGCCCACGCCGACACACTCGATGCGCTCGCCGCGGCCAGCCACCCGGTACTGCGGCTCGTGCAGCCGCCTGAGCCGCTGCACCAGGACCCCGCGCACCCGGTGCCTGGCGGCTACCAATGGGGCACCACGGGCAAGGTGTACAAGAGCAAGGCCAAAGCTCAGGCGCAGGCGCGCGCCATCTATGCCACCGGGTGGCGCGATGACCAGCTGCGCGCCAAGGCGCAGCACCTCAAGGCCAGCCAGCGCGCCGAGGCTCGGTACGTGGCAGACTTGGTGGCCATCCAGGGTGCCCTGCACAAGGCGGTGCTGCACATCGTCCACCGCGAACTCGGCGCGGCGCCGGCGAGCCCCACCGAGCGGCACGACGCGCCGGGTACGGGCGAGGCCAAGCGCCGGGTAATCCGCCTACAGGGCCAAACGGCCGAGTGGGTCCGCGGCAAGGTCAAAGAGGCCTACAACCGCATGGCCACCGAGGTGCACCGCACCACCGCCACCGGCACCAAGCTGCTGGGCATCCACGTGGGCGAGGTGCCCGCGCTGCAGAGGGCCATAGACCAGGCCCGCAGCGAGAACGTCGCCCTCATCACCAACGCCAGCCGCACCTACCTCAGCCAAGTGCGCCAGGTGCTCGAGGATTACGAGGGCATGCCGGCGGGTGAGGCCGTGGGGGCCAAGCGGCTGGCGGCGCTGCGCGCTGGGGCCGAGCCCGAGACCGTCACCGAAGCGCTGCAGCTGCGCGGCACCGTGAGCGCGAGCCGGGCGCAGCTGATAGCTCGTGACCAAACGTTGAAACTTTCGGCGGACCTCACGCGCACGCGGCAGCAGGCCGCTGGGGTCACCAAGTATGTGTGGAACACTTCGCAAGACGAGCGTGTCAGGCCTGGGCACCGCGAGCTGCACGGCAAGGTATTCAGCTACGACGACCCGCCGGATACCGGCGATGGCGAACTGAACAATCCCGGGGAGGACTTTCAGTGCTTCCCGTCAAGCACCGAGGTCGAGTGCGCTCACGGTGTAACTGAAGCGTTCCGGCGTTGGTACGACGGCGAACTGACCTCGCTCGTTCTGGTAACGGGCAAAACGCTCCGAGCGACACCTCACCACCCGGTGCTCACGCGCCGCGGCTGGGTGCCCATTGGCGCGCTGCAACTCACGGACGATGTTGTACAGGTTGCCGAGGACGACATCGGCCCTGCGTGCGAACACAAGCACGACCGTGTACCCGCTATCAGCGAGGTATTTGCAGCGTTGGAGGTAGATGGCGTCCTTTGCCCTCGCCGCTCGGCCAACGCAGACTTCCACGGCGATGGTACCGAAGGCGATGTCGATGTTGTACTTGCCGCACGCCCGCTGTCCTTCGGGCACCTCGCCAGCAGCAGTAAGCGCCGCAAGCAGTTCACGCTCGCCGGCACCAATGCGGCGCCCCTTGGTGGTGGCACGATAGGCGAGGTACTCTGCAGTGCGTGTGGTGCCACGGACCGCAGCATGAGCGGCATCGGTCAGAGCCTCTCGCTCGCTGGTGCTCATGCGGGCCATGCGCAGCAAGTTGGCCTCGGTGCCGCCTCGGATATGCACACCGGCTCGCCTCAGCCTGGGTGTGAGCACCACGCGGTCAAAGCCGGTGCGCTTGGCGATGGCGAGCAGGCTCTCGCCGGCCTCGTATGCGGCAATGATGGGGGCCATATCCACGACGAGCACGGGCCGCACGGCGCCCACTCGCCTGTCGGTGCGCACGCCGACAGCGCGGAGTTTCTTGCTCAGGTTGTCGGGATTGATGCCAAGCAGCGTGGCAACCTCCTTCAAGGTCTTGCCGGCGTCCAGCAGTTTGCGCGCGTATGCAGCATCGACAGGCTTCAGTTTCATGGCTGGGTTTACAACCTCTCCACCGCCGTAGGGTGGTATGCGGCCGGCGGTATTGTAGCGCATAATTGCCGGTGCGTTGCCGTGCCTGTTATCGATGAACTCGATGGCGAGCAGCCCGAAGCCGAAGAGGCGTAACGCCAGCGTGTACAGCAGCACGCGCGCAGTGCTGCGCGCGCGCCACGTGGCCGCGTGTACAACGTGCGTGGCACTTTTGCCTTGCGCTGCTGCTGAGCATAGGTGTACGTATGTGCCAGCATATTGGCTAGCACTAAGGCTCACCAAACTGCACCCGCAAAGGTGGACAAGAAGCCTGCTCTATTGAGCACGCATGAGCGCCGCAAGCTGGCTGGCGTCACGCTCATCCACGAGCGCACAATACGTAGGTGGGAGAGCGGCGCTGATATCCACATAGCCACGCGCAAGGTGCTTGACGAGGCGGCCCGTAAGCTTGGGCTACCGGTGCCAGAACGGCCGCGCTAGGTTCCCACACATGAGCCAAGACCAGCAGCCGCCCGCGCCGCCCGCCGCCGAGCCCAAACCCAAGGGCAAGCGCGGCTTTGCCTCGATGGACCCCAAGGTGGTGAGTGCCATCGCGCGCAAGGGTGGCCAGGCCGCCCACCAGGCCGGCACCGCCCACAAGTTCTCGAGCGACGAGGCGCGCGAGGCCGGGCGTAAGGGCGGCGCCGCCAAGCATGGCAAGCGCGCCGCTGCTGAGCCACTGGCCCTCGAAAGCGCCGCGCTGGACGAAGGGGAGGAGTGATGGCCAAGCCCGGGGACTGGATGGAGAACGTGCAGAACCTGGCCGACGGCGACCACGTGGCCATCGGTGCCGCTGCCGCAGTCGTGCCGGCGCTCTTCGCCCATACCGCGCAACCCATGCTCGTAGCCTCGTGCTTCCTGCTGCCCGCCGTGCTGGTCAAGGCGTACTGGTACGACCTGAGGTACGAGTCGGGCGAGACGTGGAAGAGCTCCACGGTGGATGCCATCGGCTACCTCATCGGGCAGGCCGTAGGCTGGGGCCTGCTGTACCTGGCTTGGCGCCATGGCTCTTGGGGGCTGCGGTGACGCCGCTCAGTGTCGAGCGTGTCGTGGAGGCCCTCGAGGGCAACCGGGCGGCGACGTGCCTGGTGGTCTCGCCAGACCTGCACACGGTGGCCGAGCTCATGGCATATGCCGAGCTTTTCCGGTTCGGCGACAGCACCATGCCCAACCTGCTGAAGGGCCATATCTCGTACCGCGTTGACCGCGCCATGCCTGCGGGCACGTGGCGCCTGGAGGTACCGCAGTGACACCCGAAGAGAGCATTGCCTGGAAGCCTACCCTGCCAGGCGGCAGCACCGATATTCTCCCGTTCCAAGTGGAGCACTTCGCCACGCCCTCGCCGGTGCTGCCGCTCGGCGGCGTATACCTCGAGGTGGGCTCGTTCTTCGGCCGCAGCATCTGCCACATGGGGCTGCTGCGGCCCGACGTGCGGCTGGTGGTGTGCGACCCGTGGACCGACGAATGGGAGGATGCAGGAGAGACGCTGCCTATCGGCCCGGACCGCGAGCGGCGCGACAAGTACGGCGGCATGTACGAGGCCTTCGTGGCCGGGCTGCGAGAGCACGCGCCCGAGCTGCTAGATGGCATGCGCCTGCTCGACTTGCGCGGCGTGGCTGTTGTCGATGGCCTGTACCGGATCGACATGCAGCGCCTGACTCGGCTCACCATCCTGCGCGGCCCAAGCCAGCATGCGCTGCCCGCAGCACTGCCCGCTGCGAGCGTCGACGTGGCCTTCCTCGACGGAGACCATACCCTCGAGGGGCTCGCGGCGGACATCACCCAGGCTCGCCGCGTGGTGCGGCCCGGTGGGCTCATCGCGGGGCACGACTATCACGCCTCGTACTGGGGCTCGCCGACCACGCTCGCCGTGGAGCGGGAGCTGCTGCTCAGCCCAGGCGCCAAGGGGTACAAGCTCGCGCCGTGGCCGTACGAGCGTGAGGGCTGGGACGCCGGGCACTCGAGCGTATGGTACGCGGACAGCTGGGTGCCGCAGGTCAGCGTTGAGGCGTTCGCGCTCGACGCCCCAGAGGACCCCGCGCGCGAGCCCGTGGAGCCGTAGTGGACTTACCCCACGTCACCGTCATCTCAACTGGGTGGCGCCACCCGACGGCGCCCGCCTGCCGTGCCTCGGTGCGCTCGCAGCAGGGCGTCGAGTTCACTCACCTCTACATCGAGGCCAGTGAGCAAGAGCCAGCCCGCACCAAGGTGGAAAACCTGCGCGAGGCGATTGCCACGCTGTCGCCCGATACAGTGTGCGCCTGCCTGGACGGGGACGACTGGCTCGCTGGCAAGTACGCGTTGCGCCGCATTGCCGTGGCTCACGCCTCAGGCAAGTGGGCCACGTACGGCAGCTTCCGCAACTCGGATGGCTCGCCAGGCTTTGCCGACGCCTACGGCCCCGGCGAGGCGTACCGCACCTCGCACTGGCGAGCTACGCACCTCAAGACGTTCCGCGCAGGGCTTTTCCAGCGCATTGCCGACGTGGACCTGCAGTACCCGGCGGACGCCGGTGGCCGCTGCGTGCCTTTTGGCGACCACGTGGCCATGCGCTGGATTGACCGCGCAGACGACCCGGCTTTCATGTACCCGATACTAGAGATGGCCGGGTACGACCGCACGGAATACGTACGAGATATTACGTATATCTACAACGAAGTAGGCGGGTGGCACCGCAGCGCGAGCCAGGCAGAGCTCGAGCACCAGGCCACCATCATGGCGCTCACCCGCAGCAGGCCGGCGTACGGCCGCATTGAGGCGCTATGACGCTGCAGGCATGGGAGGCCATACCCGGGTGGTCAGGGGACATACTCCCTTACTACGCCGAGCTCGCGGCCTCTCTGCCGCAAGGCGCGCGCGTCATAGAAGTTGGCGTTCTCTTCGGCAGGTCAATTGCGTGTTTGGGCACGCTGCGGCCGGACATCGAATTGTGGGCCGTGGACACCTGGGCCGACCCGGTGCTCGACAGCCCCGGCGCCGCGTTCGCCGATGTGGCGCGCGAGTTCGGCAAGACTACGTGGGAGGCCTTCTGGGGGCTCATGCACGCGCACGCGCCCGAGGTGCTTGGCAGGCTGCACGTGGTGCGGGCCCGCAGCACCGAGGTGGTGCTGCCCGAGGCGCATGTAGTGTTCATTGACGCTGCGCACGACGAGGCCAATGTGCGTGCCGACATCGCGCATTGGCGCGGCCGCGTGGTGAGCGGCGGCGAGCTCTCAGGCCATGATTACCAGAACGAATACCCGGGCGTCGTCGCCGCGGTGGATGCAGCGTTTGCTGGCGAGGTCCGCAAAGGGCCCGGGGACTGGTCGAGCGTGTGGCGGGTCTCACGGTGAGCGATTTTTGGGACGCCCATGCCCGCACCATCGACCCGGCCGCCTACCGGGCCGACAGGCAGTACCTCGGGTGCCAGGCCGAGTACCCGTACGAGGCCATGGTGCGCCACGTGCTCGAGGGCCATGGCGCATGGGTGTATGCGGCGCAGCCGGACGACGACGGGGCGTACGGCGCCACTACGCGCCTGGTGCAAGGCCGCATGGTGAGCCGGGACCTGCTCGATAGTTGCGTGGAGCTTGGCTACCTCGCCAGGCAGCTCGGCATATACCAGCTGGCCGAGGCGAGCATCTTGGACATTGGCGCGGGCTACGGGCGCCTCGCGCACCGGCTGCACGTGGCGCTGCCCACGGCGCGCGTGTACTGCGCCGATACGGTGGCTGCGAGCCGCGAGGTGTGCGCCCAGTACCTGGCCCACCGAGGTGTCGAACCGCGCGTCTACGCCCCCAGCGAGCTTGACCGGCTGCCGGCCATGAGCTTGGCAGTGGCCGTGCACTCATGGCCCGAGTGCACCCTGGCCGAGGTGCAGTGGTGGCTCGGCTGGCTGGCCGACCACAAGGTGCCGCACCTGTACGTGGTGCCGCACGACCGCGCGCTCACGTGCGAGTGGGGCAGCAGCCCCGGGCCGTGGGCGGCACCACCCCACGCGCCGAGTTTCGCGGAAGCCATAGCCATGAGCGGCTACGAGCTCACCGACGAGTGGCACGGGCCGGCCTGCTGGCCCAGGGCCCACCACCTCTACAAGCGGGTGCGGTGATGGCGTTCAGGCTCCACGCCGTAGGTGGCCTTTGCAACCGCTTGCGTGCGGTACTCTCGCACCTCGCGGCGTACGAGCATATTGAGCTGCTTTGGGACGGTGGCCTCGTGCACCCGCTCGACAGCGTGCGGCAGCTGGGGGACAAGAACACTCACTTCCGTGAGCTCTTCGAGCCGCTCACCGGTGTGCAGTTCATCGAAGGCCACGTGGGGGCGCACATCACCCACGGCATCTGCGACAAGGCGCCACCCGATTGGCGCAAGCACTACGCGTCGCTGCGGCCACTGCCCGCGCTCGCCGCACGCATTGCCAGCGTCCGGGCGGGCCTCGGGCCTGAGTACTTGGCGGTGCACGTGCGGCGCACGGACATGGTGCCGCTCGCCAGGCGCCTCGGTAACGCCGTGACGAGCGATGAGGAGTACCAGGCCTGGGTGGCCCAGCAGCCCGCCGACCTGCCCATCTGGCTCGCCTCCGACAATGGCGAGACGCAGCGCAAGTTCCGCTCGTGGTACGGCAGCCGCGTGCGGTACCTGGCGCCACTGGGCGGCCTAGAGTCGGCCGAGGAGCACGACCACCGCGTGTACAGCCCCATTGAGGATGGCGTGGTGGACATGTACGTAGCGGCCCAGGCCACGCACTTCTGCGGCGCCGGCAACCTCGGTTCCTTTACCCACACCATCCAGATACTCCACCTCATCCACCACGGCCTGCCCGTGCCGGACATTGGGGGGTGGCCGTGAGCAAGTGCGCCCTCATCACCGGCATCACCGGGCAGGACGGCAGCTACCTCGCCGAGCTGCTACTGCGCAAAGGCTACGCCGTGCACGGCCTCATGCGCCGCGGCAGCAGCTTCACCACCGCCCGCATCGAGCACCTGCCGCAGGTCGAACTGCACCATGGGGACATGGGGGACGGCACCGGGCTGCGCAGGGTGCTCGAACTCGTGCAGCCAGACGAGGTGTACAACCTGGCCGCCCAGAGCCACGTGCGTGTGAGCTACGACCAGCCGGAGTACACCGCCGATGTCGTGGCCACGGGCACGCTGCGCCTGCTCGAGGCCGTGCGCGCCATGCGCGCCCCCATCCGCTTCTACCAGGCCAGTTCGAGCGAGCAGTACGGCTCGGCACCGGCGCCGCAGTACGAGGGCACGCCGTACCAGCCGCGCAGCCCGTACGCCGTGGCCAAGGTGGCCGCCCACCACACGGCCGTGCTCTACCGCGAGGCGTACGGCATGCACGTGAGCTGCGGGGTGCTGTTCAACCATGAGAGCCCGCGGCGCGGCGAGACGTTCGTGACGCGCAAGGTGACGCGTGCGGTGGGCCGCATTGTGGCAGGCACGCAGGGCCACCTGCTGCTCGGCAACCTAGATGCCCGCAGGGACTGGGGCTGGGCGCCGGACTACGTGCAAGCTATGTGGCTCATGCTGCAGCAGGACACGCCTGGCGACTACGTGGTGGCCACGGGCGTGAGCCACACGGTGCGCGAGTGGGTCGAGCTGGCCTTCGCCGAGGTTGGCCGCCCGTGGGTGCCCTACGTGCAAGCCTTCGTGCCGCAGTACGAGCGCCCCGCCGAGGTCGAGCACCTCGAGGGCTGCTCGGCCAAGGCTGCACGGGTACTTGGGTGGGAGCCAACCTACGGCTTCCCGAGCATCGTGCGCGCCATGGTGCAGCACGACGTGGCACTGGCAGAGCGTGAGAAAGCAGGGGCGGCGGCATGAAAGTCCTAGTGACAGGTGGCAGTGGGTTCCTCGCGGGCCCCGTGTGTGAGCAGCTCGCTCTTGCGGGTATCGCCTACACTGCGGTTGGCTGGTGGCGTGTTGGGTATGACCTTTGCGACTGGCCACAAACAGAGGCCATGTTCGATAGGGTGGTGCCTACGCACGTAATCCACTGCGCCAGCTACAGCGGCGGCATCGCCTTCAATGCCGAGCACCAGGCGGACATCTGGCTGCGCAACACGCACATGGCGGCCAACCTGTTTGAGGCTTGCCGCAAGCACGGCGTGCAGCGCCTCGTGCTACCCATCTCGAACTGCGCATACCCTGGCGCCTCGAGTGTTTTCCGCGAGCGTGAGTTTTGGGAAGGCGATGTGCACCCCTCGGTGCGCTCATACGGCGCCACGCGGCGCGCGCTCGTAGTGGGGGCGGACGCGTACCGTGCGCAGTACGGGCTCGACTCGCTCTGCCTCGTGCTGAGCAACATGTACGGCCCGGGCGACCACACTGACCCGGTACGGGCGCACGCGCTGGGTGGCTTGGTGGTGCGCATGCTGCAGGCCAAGCGCGCCGGCGAGCCAACCTTCACCGTGTGGGGCAGTGGGCGGCCCGTGCGCGAGTGGCTGTACGTGGGCGATGGCGCCGAGGCACTGGTGCGTGGCCTCACGGCGCCGAGCCACGCAGGCGTGTGCAATGTGGGGTGGGGCGAGGGCGTGAGCATGGCCGGGCTCGCGGGCCTCATCCGGGATGCCATTGGGTACAAGGGCGAGCTTGTATACGACACCACCAAGCCAGACGGGGCGCCGCACAAGGCCGTGGACGGCACCGGTGGGCGCTCGCTGCTCGGCTGGGGGCCCCAGGTCACGCTGGCCGAGGGGCTGGCCCGCACCGTGGCGTGGGCTGAGGGTGCGGTGCCGTGAAGCCAATCCCGCAGTTCGAACCCGACTTCGGCCCCGCCGAGGCCATGGCTGTTTACCGGTACATGCTCGGCGGCGGGTGGGTCACCGAGCACACTCGCACGCGCGCCTTCGAGGCGGCCATTGCCGAGTACACGGGCGCCAAGCACTGCATCGCCGCGCCCAATGGCACGCTGAGCCTCACCATGGCGGCGCTCGCCGTGGGCCTTGGGCGCTCACCCTCGCACCAGGTCATCGTCCCCGACTACACCATGGTGGCGAGCGCCAACGCCATGGCGCTCGCCGGGGCCCATGTGGTGTTTGTCGACGTGGACCCGCAGACGCTTTGCATGAGCCTCGAGGCGGCCAAGGCTGCGCTCACACCGGCCACGCGCGCCGTGGTGCTCGTGGCGCCCAATGGCCGGGGGCCGAGCGAGGGCATCCAAGCATGGGTAGATTGGTGCAGGCTGCAAGGGCTGGTGCTCATTGAGGACGCCGCGCAGGGCCTGGGCAGCTACGTGGCCGGGCGCCACTGCGGCCGCTGGGGGGCCTTCGGTTCGTTCAGCTTCAGCGTGCCCAAGGTCATCAGCACCGGGCAAGGCGGGTGCCTCATCACCGACAGCGACGAGTACGCCGCCGAGCTGCGCCGCCTCAAGGACTTCGGCCGCACCGGCGGGGGCAACGACATACACCCCACCATGGGCTGGAACTTCAAGTGGACCGACCTGCAGGCCTGCGTGGGCCTCACGCAGCTCACCAAGCTTGCCGGGCGCCTCGAGCGCAAGGTGGCCAATGGCAAGCTATACGCCGAGCGGCTGCGCGGCGTGCCGGGCGTAACGCTCTTCGAGGTGCCCCCCGGCAACGTGCCGTGGTTCTACGACGGGCTGTACGAGCGGCGCGACGAGCTGCGGCGGCACCTGCTCGCCGAGGGCATCGGCACCCGCCCCATGTACGGGCCCATCCACCAGCAGGGCGCCTGGGTGGCCAAGGGCATGGCGCACTGCAGTGGCGCCTACCCGGTGGCCGAGCGCGTGGGCCGCGAGGGCCTCTGGCTGCCCTCGAGCCCGCAGCTCACTGCCAGCGACGTCCACCGCGTGTGCGACGCAATCGTGGCCTTTTACCAGCGAGGGGCGTGATGGCAGCAGTGTGCATGCATTGTGGGCGCGAGGGCTGCGAGGCCGGGTACGAGTGCGCGGCGGCGCAGCCGGTGCCGCTCAACCGCCACCCCACCGCGCCGCCGCCGCCGGTGGTGCCGACCATGCCGCGGGCCGGGTACATGGTGCCGCGCACCCGGTACAGCAAGCAGTACGACGGGCCGCCGCTCGCCAAACGCGCCGAGGGCAGCTACGTGAGCGCTGGCGCCGAGCTACGCCGCCCGCACCTCGTGAGCGTGGGCAAGCACTCGAACCTCGATTGGGGGGTGTACTGCACCACGGCGCTGCACCTGGGTGACTATGTCCACCTCGCCGCGCAATGCAGCATCATCGGCGGCGCCAACGCCAGCCTCATGATGCACCACTTCAGCACCCTCGGTGTGGGCAGCCGCGTGGTGTGCGCGAGCGATGCCCGTGGCGACGGCGAAGGCCTCGTGGGCCCTGCCATACCGTGGGACGAGCACGCGCGCGTCGACTGCCGGCCCGTGGTGTTCGAGCCGCTCGCCATCGGCACCACGGGCATCATGGTCATGCCAGGCGTGACGCTCGGCATAGGCTGCCTCATTGGGGCCGGTGCGCTGGTACTCAAGAGCACCGATCCGTGGGGCATCTACGTGGGCGTGCCGGCACGCAAGGTGGGCGAGCGCCCGCGCGCCAAGGTGCTCGAGGCCGCAAAGCGGCTTGGCTACGACTTCTCAATCTGGGCAGGTGAGGCACATGGCTGACGCACGCATCTCGATTCACATCGCGCACGCCGAGTGGATGCCGGAGCGCAAAGACACGCTCGCTCGGCTCATGGCGCAGCTCGAGCCTCAAGGCGTGCGCCCGCACGTGCACCGCAGCCAAAACCGAGAGCACTCGAGCGTGTGGGCCACGCGCATGTACAAGGCTGCCGCCGCGGGCAGGTGCGAGGCAGACGTTTTCCTCAACGACGACGTCGAGGTGAGCCCGCACCTGGTGGCCGCGGTGCGTGCGCAGCTGCAGGCGCCCACCAGCCGCATCGTGAGCCTGCACACCGTGCACCCGGTGGCTCGCAGCCTCGCCGAGAGCGGCCTGCGGTGGATGCGCACGTACCATGTGACGGGGCCCGCGTACTACTTCCGCCGCGGCACCGCGCAGCAGGCGCTCGACTACTATGCCGACGTGCCCAAGGCCTGGAGCAGCAAGGCCAATGAGGACAACGTGCTCATCTCGATGATGTTCCGGCACCGAGAGCCCATCTGGAACGCGATGCCGGGCCTCGTGCAGCATGACACCGGCGTACCCTCGAGCCTCGGGTACGAGAACCACCCGCAGCGCGTGTGCTGCGTGCCGTGGAACGACGCAGCGCTCTACGGCGACCTTGACCACTCCACGCTCGGCGACCCTGCGTTCTGGAAGCCAGACGGCGAGGTGCCATTCCTCGACACGCACTGGACGCAGACGGGCACACTCGTGCGCCAGGAGGTCTGCAACGACCTTGGCATACCGCCCGAGTGGTGCTGGTGGTGCCTCAAGAGTGCTGCTGCCTTTGGCAGCCCCACGAGCGGGGCCAGCATATGCCCCAAGTGCCTGCACGACACCGTCGGCGGCACCATAAACGCTGCCGTGGCTGCAGCGCCGCGCAGGGGGTGAGCCGTGGGCAAGCGCATCCTGCACGAGCTGGCCGCACTGATCGGGCTCGCGTCAGCGGACGAACTCGGCGCAGTGAGCGACGAGCTTGAGGCCAAGTTCGGCCGCGCATGGGCCGAGGACGATAAGGCGGCACTGCTGGTGCTCGACGTGTGGGCCGGCCGCGAGCTGCTGCGGTGGCGGCGCTTGGCCAAGCGGTCCGAAGACATTCCCTACCCAATGCATATGCATGAATCGGTACCCGCGGGTGACCCGCGGCTGGTGGCCCTCGGCCGAGACGTGGTGGCCATGCTCAGCGGCAACGGCATGACGCTAGAGGCGTGGGGGCGGCTGGCGCTGCACTACATGGGGCTTGGCGCGCAGCAGCAACTTGCGGCGGTTGATGGCGCTCGCGGCATCGGGCAGGCCGTCTATGACTGCCGCGAGTGCGGCGGGCCGGTGCCCGACTATGGGGACACCTGCGAGGATGCCTGCGTGCTCCGTAACGCTCGGCGCAAGGCCGCCGCAGAGGTGGCCACGCGCAATGCCCAATGCGCTGCCGAGAATGCCGGGCTGCCAGTGGTGCCGAAATGAAGTACCGCGGCGCCCTCACCGAAGAAGCAGCCAAGGCCAAGGCCACCGCGAAGCGCACTGGCATCGAGGTCACCTGCGCCGGCTGCGGCCTCATCCTCGCCACCTACAGCCTGCACGACATCCGCGCTCGCCAGGCCACGTGCGAGGCACTGGGCCGCCAGGCGCTGCGCAAGCACGTGGCCACCACGCAGTGCACGGGCGAGCCGCCCAAGGATGGCCACACGCCGCGTCGGCGCGACGGGCGGTGCCTGTACACTGTCGATTACGCCGACAACGCTGAGGTCGGGCCAACGCCAATCCGGCAGCCGCAGGCCGGTGTGGCAGCGCCGCACCTCGGCCTGCCCGCCATCGCCGAGCACGTGCACGGCTGCCGGTGCGACCTTGAGCAGCGGCCCGAGGATGTGTTCCAACTGCTGCCGAGGGCGACGTGAGCTTCGACGACGACATCACCCGGTACCTCCGCGAGGCCCGCGCCGAGCCACCAACAGAGCAGCGTTGTCAGCACTGCGGCGGCGAGCTCGCCCCAGAGGTGAGCCTGCGCGGGGCCAGCCGCTGCCTGGCCTGCGGCAAGGGCACCATGCGGGTGTGCGGCAATGAGCTCGACTGCGGCGCGCCATGCGCGCGCCGGCGGGGCCACGAGGCCGACAGCCCATGCCACTGCCTGCTAGATGCTCACGGGCACCCGTCGCCACTCGCGTGCTGCGCTGATCTGCCTTGCGGCTGCCTCTGCTTCCTTGGGTACGGCCACGAGCCCCCGTGCGTGTGCGACGAGCACCCAGCCGGCGCCGCCTGAGCCCAGTACTTGCCCTCTCGCCAGCCATGCTCAGCATCCTCATCGTCCTCGTGGTCGTTGGCGTCTGCCTCTACCTGGTCAATACCTACGTACCCATGGCCCAGCCGCAGGTAGCCACGCCGCTGCCCTAGCTTCGCCACCAGTGACCACCCCATCGGACCCCACACCCACCCCAAGCGCCAAGCCTCGTACACCGTGCCCCGGTGGCGCAGGGAAGGGGCGCCAATGCTGGGCCAAGGCCCCGAGCGGGTACTGCCGCAATCACGACCCTGCACTGGCTGAGCAGCGCCGCCACAACGGCTGCGTGCGCCGCAAAGTGCCGCCCGTGGCCATCCTGCGCACCGAGCTCGGGCCGGATGGGGAGTACCGCAAGCCGGGCCACATGTACCTCGTGGCGCCGGCGGGCGGCAACGGCGGGGGCGAGCGCCCGAGCGGCAAGGGCAAGCTCACGCGCGCCGAGCTGCGGGCGCAGCAAGCCCAGGAAGCAGCCGACCGCGCCCAGGCCATCCTCGACGCGCCAGAGCCGCCAGCGGCGGACCTGCGCCGCCTGGCCGTCAACGTGCTCAAGGACATCGCCATCTACGGCGGCGAGAGCCCTCGAGTGCAGGCAGCGCTGGGCCTGCTCAAGCAGGTGGCGCCGCAGGCCGCCGACGAGGCCGGGCTGCCGGCAGGCATGAGCCTCGATGAGGCGCTGGCCCAGCCGCAGGCCACACGCCAGTAAAGGCCAACCCGTGGCCACCCTCGAGCAGTTGCTCACGCACCCTCTTTGCTTCGGCCTCACCACGGCCAGCCCGGTGCAGCGTGCTTGCTGCCGCGTGGCCGAGGGGCTGCCGCTGGGTGAGCTTGCCTGCGATGAGACGGTGCGCCGCACGTTTGGCGGCGACGCGGCGCTGGCCAGCCTGCCAACGCGGCCCCCGCTCGAGTTCTACCTGCTCGCCGCCATCCGCACGGGCAAGAGCCTGTTCACCGGCGCGCTCGCCGTGCACACGGCGCTCACCATCCAGCTGCCCTTCCTGCCGCGGCACGAGAAGGCCCGCGTGAGCGTGGTGTCGCTCGACCGCGACAAGGCGAAGATCGTCATGCAGCACATCCAGGGCGCCATGCTGCCAGGGCGCGTGCTGCGCCGGTACCTCATGCAGGACCCCAAGCCCACCGACGAACACCTGGTGCTGCGGCGGCCGGACGGGCGCCTCGTCGAGATTGTCGTAGCGGCAGGGCGGCGCGGTGGCGCCAGCCTCGTGAGCCGCTGGACGGTGGCGGCCATCTTCGACGAGGCCGCGCGCATGCTCGGGCAGGAGGACGGCATCGTCAACTTCGACGACATGTACAAGGCCGTCATCGAGCGCTTGCGCTTGCTGCGCAGCCAAGGCAGCTGGGCCAAGCTCGCCGTGGTGAGCTCGCCGTGGGCGGCGCGCGGGCCGGTGTACGAGACGGTGGAAGAATGCTGGGGGCACCCGAGTGACAACCGCGTGGTAGTGCGCGCCACCGGGCCAGAGCTCAACCCGGTGCTTTGGACGCCCGCGGCGGTGGAGGCCAGCCGCCTCGACCCGCGGGGCTCGTACGAGAACGACGTGCTCGGTCTCTTCGTGGATGCGGAGAATGGCTGGCTCAGTAGCACCGAGTGCAAGCTGGCCACGCGTGCGGCGCCGCTCGAGCGCGGCCGCGAGGACGGCTACTCGTACACGGCTGCAATGGACCCAGCCACCGCCGGCAACGCGTGGACACTGGTGGTGGTAGGCCGCAAAGCGGACGAGGATGGGCAAGAGACGAGCGCGCAGTACCACGTGGCCCTCGCGCGGCAGTGGCAGGGTACGCCAGGCGAGCCCCTCAAGGCCCGCACGGTGTTTGCCGAGATTGCCCCGCTGCTGCGAGAGTACCGCCTTAGCGAGGTGTACTCGGACCGGTGGGGCGGCTCGCTGCTGGCCGAGCACGGCGACTACGCAGGGGTTACGGTGCACGTGGCGCGCGACAGCGCGGAGGACGTGAGCCGGCGCCACGCCGACTTCCGCACGCTGCTGCTCGACCGCACGCCGGGCGGTACCACGCGGCTCGAGCTCAGCCCGCACCCGCAGCTCACGGCGGACCTGCTCACGGTGCGCAAACGGCTGATGCCTGGTGGCGCCATCCGGTACGTGAGCCCGGTGTCGCACGACGGGCGCCATGCGGACTTCCGAGACGCCGTGGTGCTCGCCGTGGCGCGCGCGCAGGCGGGCCCCTCGTGGGTGGACTCGATGAACATGTGGGCGCGCCGAGGGGCCACGCTCTAGGCATACTGCACCCCCGCGAGCCCGCGCCCATTGGCGTACGGCCCCGTGCGCACCCAGCACTCCCGCACGAGCCCCGTGGCGCATAGCGCCCGCACGAACACCGGCCGCTCGAGCTCCTCGGCCCTATTGGCCCGGCAGTCGAGCCGGTAGTGATTGTGCGCCGCCCAGGCCTCGACGCGGCCCGCGCGCCGGAACTGGAACAGCCGCGGCATGGCGTCTTTGAGCCAGCCCATGGCGTCCGCCCGCAGACGCCGCAGCCGCTCGCGCTCGGCATCGAGCAGTGCTGCCTCGGGCGTGTCGGGCCACTCGCCCGTGTCCTGCCACCGCTGCACATCCTCGGCGCCCCAGCCATCTGCCGTGAGCAGCCCGTCCTCGTGGTGGCCGCGCGTACGCTCGTCGAGCACACGCTGCTCGCCCACGAGGTCGAACGCCGGCAGCTCGTGCTCGCTGCCACGCGGCGCGCGGCTCAGGCCCTCGCGCTGGCAGATGCACTGCAACTGGTAGAGGCACGACCACCTGAGATGCCCGGCAATGCCGCCCTTGGCCGGGTCGTACGAGCTCAGGGCCTTCATCAGCGCCATGAGGCCGGCCTGGTAGGCATCCTCCCATGGGATGGTGCTGAAGTCCTCGCCGCCGCGCGGCAGCTTCGAAAAGCTGCGCTTGCTGGTGCTGCGGCCGCAGAGCTGGTCGATGATGACCTTGACGAGGGGCTCGTTTTCCCAGACGAGCTGGTCGAGCAGCCTGCGCTTGTGCGGGCCCTCCTCGGCCGCCCGCCAGGTGGCAAGCAGCACGAGGTCGAGTTTTTTCCCGCGGCGTGAGGGGTCGCGCAGCATGCCGCGTTACCCCTGCACGTCCTTGGCAATTGCCGCGCGCACCGCCGCGTCCTTGGCCTCAAGCAGCTTGCGTAGGGCCACGGTGCGCTCGGGGTTGCGCGGCAGCACCAAGAGCACCACCGCGAGGTCACGGAACGGTGAGGCCACCAGCTGCAGTTTCTCGGGCAGGTGCGCGTATTCGAAGAACTGGATGATGTGCTCCTCGCGAGCGTTGCCTGAGCCGCTCACTCGGGCACCCCGTCGAGCACGTCGAGCCCCGTGCGCTCGGCAACCTCGGCGCAGGCCTCGGCCAGGGCATGGTCGAGGATGCGCTGCGGCTGGTGCAGCTCGTACGACCACGAGATGGCGCCCTGATTGACCCGGTACCGCAGCCGCACCGGCAGCTGGTACGGGTCGCCGCCGCGGAACACTGGGATGCCCAGCAGGAAGGCCCCCGGCACCTTGAGCGGCTTGCCGTCCGCGTCCTGGTGTTCCTCGATGTAGTGCACGCTCACCTCGCCGGTGGCCAGGCGCACGTGCTGCTTCACTCGCTGCCCCACGTGGGCCTCGAGGCCATGCGAGAGCTCGAGCAGCTTGGCCGGCGAGGCAAACCCGCACGCGAGCATGGCCGCAAAGGCCTTGGCCGTGTCGCCCGCCTGCTCTGGCGCCGCCACGTCCGCCAGCCGGTCCTCCACCCAGCGAGCGAAGCGCTCCTGATCCATCGGCTTGCCGTCCTGCCCGGCCCACGCCACCCACTCGTCGCTCATGGGGAAGGCGTACTCGCCGCGGTGTTCGCCGAATCGCGGCGCCGCGTCAGCTCCCTTGCGGTGGTAGTCGAGCACCGCCACGAGCTTGGCGCCGCGCACGCCGGTGGTGCCCTGGCCACGGTCGAGGAACACCAGGCTGTCGGTGTCCTTGAAGCGGTTGGTGTGGGCGATGAGGCTGTTGAGGTCCGTGAGCCGCGCGGTGCCTTTGCGGCGCACGGGCGCAGTGCGCAGCGGCGCCACGAGTTCGTGCGCCGTGTCGATGGTGTAGCCACCACCCTCGTCCGGCACCACGAGCACCTGCGCCGTGATGCCGTCGTGTGAGACGGTGACGGTGTGCGGCTTGTGGGCGCTAGCGAGGACCAGTTCCTCGACCTTGGCTGCCTCGCTCATTGCTGCACCTCACCGGTAACAGGGTCATGTGGGACGGCCTCTTTGGCGGCCCGCTTGGGCGCAGGCACCTCGCGCAGCGCGAGCTTCACCTGCTTGGGGTTCTCGGCCGCCAGCGTGCTGTCCTTGTTGAGCCACGCCACCGTGCGCTGGCGCGCCGGCTTGGGCTCCTTGAGCACAATCTCGGCATCGAGCTGCACCGTGCCGCCGGCGTCCGCCTGGAACTTGAGCTTGAGCGCCAGCTCACCCTTGGCCTTGCCCTGCGCCTCGGCCACCCGCGCGAGCTTGCCACTGAGCTCGGCCAGCTTGTCGCCCAAGTCCGATGCTAGCTGCCCGTCCTCGAGGTACTGTACGAGCTGCCCAAACGTCCGTAATGTTCTTTCTTCACCCATAGTTACCACCTTTTGCCTTTGCCGGTTGCCGCGCTCAGCCTTTACGCCTAACCCATCCGTTACGCAAGCTTTACCCTGCTGGCCTCGGCTGCCCGCACGCCCGGCACTCGCTCTGCGGCTTGCGTGCGTCGCCGTTGAAGCCCTCGCACACCGGGCACACCCAGCCGGGCAGCAACTGGGCTGCCTTGAGGGCGCGTAGCTCAAGTTGCTGCGCGGTGCACCGCTCTTGGACGTGCGTGAG